TCGGTATCTTTGGCAATGATGAGATACCGCAGAGGTGGTTTTATAAGATTGCCTTCGGATGAAGCAGATGAGATTCAATACTTCAAGCAACGTAAAGGCGAATACTACTAATGGCTATTGAAAGAAGTTTATATACAACTCCTGAAGGAATAGGGGGTGGAGAAGAGCCAGAATTAAAGATTGGCATTGTTAATCCTGAAATGGTCACAATGGATGATGGCACTGTTGAAGTAACACTTGTTCCTGAAGAAGGTATGGAAGAAACCGCAGGAGCGCCGTTTGACGCTAATCTGGCTGAATATCTTGAAGATAGTGAACTTACTGAAATTTCTTCGGAGCTTAGAGGGCATTTTGAATCAGACATTAATAGTCGTAAGGACTGGGCTGAAACCTTCGTCAAAGGGCTGGATGTACTGGGGTTTAAGTACGAAGAACGTACTGAACCGTGGGAAAATGCCTGTGGTGTATATTCTAACGTATTAGCAGAAGCTGCTATTCGTTTCCAAGCAGAAGCGATGAGTGAGACTTTCCCTGCTGCTGGCCCTGTCAAGACCAAGATTTTAGGAGAGATAACCCAAGAGAAGGAGGATGCCGCCCTCCGTGTTCGTACTGACATGAACTATGAACTTACAGATGTCATGGTTGAGTACAGGCCGGAACACGAACGGTTACTCTATAGTCTTGGTTTGGCAGGGTCAGCGTTTAAAAAGGTGTATTTCGACCCCAGTCTTGGCAGACAAGTTGCTATTTACATACCCGCTGAAGACGTTGTTGTACCTTATGGTGCGTCTAATCTGGAAACAGCGGAACGTGTTACGCATGTCATGCGTAAGACAAAAAATGAACTGGTAAAACTACAAGCCGCTGGATTCTACCGTGACGTGGAACTGGGCGATCCTCTGACGTTTCGCACGGATATAGAGGAAGCAAAAGCTAAAGAGGATGGTTATTCTCTTAATGCAGATGACCGATATTGTGTACTCGAAATACATGCTGACCTGATTATTGACAGCGTTGAGCAACCAAAACGGGAAAGGTCACGGGGTATGGGTTTAGCCCGTGGAGAGAAGCGGGATGATGATGCGCTTCAAATAGCTAAACCCTACGTAGTTACTATAGATCAGGGTACAGGGACAGTATTAGCTATACGCCGTAACTGGAACCCTGACGATTCTTTGACGCTTAAGCGTCAACATTTTGTACATTATGCGTATGTACCCGGATTTGGGTTCTATGGTCTTGGTTTAATCCACATTATTGGTGGTTATGCCAGAGCAGGAACTTCCATTATCCGTCAATTAGTTGACGCAGGTACATTAAGTAATCTTCCCGGTGGTTTGAAAGCGCGTGGGCTTAGAGTTAAAGGAGATGATACCCCCATTGGTCCCGGTGAGTTTCGTGATGTTGACGTACCCAGTGGGTCTATTCGGGATAACATTATGCACCTCCCCTACAAGGAGCCGAGTCAGACCTTGTTGGCGTTACTTAAGCAGATAACCGAAGAAGGCCGCAGGCTAGGGGCTGTCAGTGATATGAACATCTCCGACATGAGTGCAAATGCACCGGTTGGAACTACCCTTGCTCTCCTAGAACGTACCCTCAAGCCAATGGCGGCGGTACAGGCGCGTGTCCACTACGCGATGAAGCAGGAGTTCAAATTACTGCGTGCCATCATTGCTGAGTATGCTCCGCAGGAGTACGAATATACCCCTGATCGTGCAGAGCCTCGTGCTCGTCAGGCAGACTATGAAATGGTTGAGGTTATTCCGGTCAGTGATCCCAACAACAGTACGATGGCGCAACGGATTGTGCAGTACCAGACAGTATTACAGATGTCCCAAGCGACTCCGCAGATATATGACCTGCCTCAGTTGCATCGACAGATGATCGAAGTGTTAGGGATCAAGAATGCAGATAAGCTCGTGCCGACTAAAGATGATATTAACCCGGCTGACCCGGTAAGCGAGAATATGAGTATTTTGGTTGGCAAACCTGTTAAAGCGTTTATATATCAAGATCAAGACGCACATATCCAAACACACCAAGCATTCTTACAAGACCCGCAGATTGCTGCGTTCATAGGGCAGAACCCAGCCGCACAGCAGGTAGTAGCTGCATTACAAGCCCATATGGGGGAACATGTGGCCTTTAGTTATAGAAAGCAGATAGAAGAACGGTTGGGTGCGCCGCTTCCACCGCCGAATGAGGAGCTGCCGGAACTTATGGAAGAGAATCTGTCTAGGTTGATGAGTGAAGCTGCTATAGAACTTTCTAAGCAAAAACAAGCAGCGGCAGCACAACAACAGGCACAACAGCAAGCCCAAGACCCGGCATTCCAGCAGAAGCAGGCAGAATTGCAGCTTAAACAAGGTGAACTCCAACGCAAAGCCGCTAAGGATGTTGCAGATACTGAGTTAGATAAGGAACGTCTTGGTTTGGATAGGGAGAAAGCAACAACTACTGCGACATTAGAGGCTAATCGTATAGCTACACAGACCCAAGCTGCCGAAGCTAAAAATGATATTGCAGAGGCTAAGACCATGATTGATATGGCAAAAGCGGCAGTGGAGGAGGAGAAAAGTAAGGCAGAAGCCCGTAGAGCTGCGTCTGAAGCGGATCGCGATAATAGAGAGGAAAGATAATATTAACTTTAAAACCACAGGAGTTAGAACCCTATGAGAGATACAACCCGTGACCCTAAAATGATACATGATGGGGAGCAATACGATTTTAAAGATGTAGAAAAAACACTGTTAACGGCAATGTATTGCCTTTGCCATGACTCAGCAGTGGAGGAGCCGAATGAAGCGATGAAGTCCTCCCAAGCAGCATTAAACCTAGCACATGCGTTATCTGCATTACGCGTTGCGTATAGGGAGCGTCAGTAATGGTACAAACCGTCTTTGACGTGCTTGATAAAAAACTTGCAGCGTTACAAAAGGAACAGGAAGATTTTCTTAGCGGAAGCAGTGCTCAAGACTACGCTGAGTATAAGGAAGCGTGTGGGGTGATACGAGGTATAAGCGTTGCACGCAGAGAAATCGAAGACCTTTCGCGCAATTATATGGAAGATGAAGATGACTGAATTGACTGCTCTGGAGAAGAAGCGTGAAGCCAAGATTGAAAAACAGGCACGGGAAGAAGTAGTGCTTGAGAACCAGATACCAAAACCTGTGGGGTACAGGGTGTTGGTAGCTCTCCCTAACATTGACGAGACTTTTGGTGTGGGGGATATTGCCAAGACTACCCAGACTATGCGGGAGGAGCATGTCCTTTCTATGGTAGGGGCTGTAATTGATATGGGGGATCAAGCTTATATAGATGAAACCCGGTTTCCCACAGGGCCGTGGTGTAAAGTAGGTGATTATGTAGTATTTCGTGCTAATAGTGGTACGCGTTTTAGGGTAGGCCAACAGGAATATCGTATGATGAATGACGATTCCATTGAGGCCATTGTTGATGATCCGGGAGCAATCTCCCGTGCGTGAGGAATAAATTATGCCTATACAACAAGTTGAATATGAATTTCCTGACCCTGATAAGGAGGAAAATTTGCAGGAAGTAGAAGTACCAGAAAAAGAATCTGAAATTCCAGAGCTTGAAATTGAAGAGGCGGTAGGGCGTGAAACTATAAATGCGCCTTCTAAAAAAGACACGATACAGGCTGGAGAGGTTGAAATAGAGGTAGAAGATGATACCCCTTCTGCTGATAGGGGTCGTAAAGCCTCTGAAGCTCCTGAAAAAGTTACCGACAAAGAATTGGATAATTATTCTGATAAGGTAAAAAAACGTATTCAGCACTTTAGTAAAGGCTACCATGACGAGCGTAGGGCTAAGGAAGAGGCACAGCGTGAATATGGAGCTATGGAGGATTACGCTAGAACCCTTGTTGAAGAAAACCAGCGACTTAAAACTAGATCGGATCAAAACCATAATGCGTTAATTGCGTCTGCCAAAAAACAAACTGAATCAGAAGTTGCTGTGGCCCAACAAAAATATAAACAGGCCCATGAGGCAGGTGAAACTGACGCCATTATTGACGCACAAAAACTTTTAAATAGTGCTCAAATTCGAGCAGCCCAAGTTAGCAGTATGCAGCCCAAAGCAGTAGGACAGATACGCGGGGCTTTACAACCTCGACAAAATACTGTTCAATCACAAGAATCCGCGCCCCGAATGCAATTTGAGCATGATGAAAAAGCTTCTGGGTGGGCGGATAAGAATACTTGGTTCGGAAACGGACCTGAAGGCGATCCAGAAATGACATCGTTTGCTTTTGGATTGCATACAAAATTAGTCAACGAGGGGGTAAACCCTCAGTCTGACAAATACTACGAGAGAATTGATTCTCGTATGCGAGAGATATTTCCCGGTCAATTTGACGACGGGATAGACGACTCAGGGGAACCTAGGAAAAAATCTAGCAATGTGGTTGCACCCGCTACGCGGAGCACGTCACCAAAAAAGGTGAAATTAAGGCAATCACAAATAGCTATAGCGAAAAAACTTGGAGTTCCACTGGACAAATACGCCGAACAGGTTGCTGATTTAGCGAGGAATCAAAATGGTTGACGAGAACAGACTTGGCCGAGAACTGGAAACCCGTGACAAGAAAACCCGAAAACGCTCATGGACTAAACCGGAAGTGCTTCCGAGTCCTAAGCCCGAAAAAGGTTATGCTTTTCACTGGGTGCGTATTAGTACACGCGGACAAGCTGATCCTACCAATGTTTCCTCCAAACTACGTGAAGGCTGGGAGCCAGTAAAGGCTGTAGACCACCCTGAGATTGAACTTGTAAGCATTGAAAACGAACGCTTCAAGGATAATGTCGTAATGGGGGGTTTAATGCTTTGTAAGGCACCAGTTGAACTTGTCAAGGAACGTACTGAGTATTATCAGAAAGTAACTGATTCTCAAATGCAATCTGTAGACAATAACTTAATGCGTGAGAGTGACCCAAGAATGCCTTTATTTAACAATAGGAAGTCTAAGGTTACTTTTGGCAAAGGATAAACCGAGGAGTCTATTATGGCAGCTACTGCCACCCCGTACGGCCTTCGGGCCGTCAATCTGATTGGAGGATTACCGTTCGCAGGTTCTACTCGACAGATTTCAATAGCGTCCGGTTATGGTACTAATATCTTCAATGGTTCAATTGTAACCATTGCAGCTACAGGTACTATTGAAATCGTGACGACAAATGGAGATAACTCAACTGGATTTCCAGCGGGTACTATCGGTGTTTTTGTAGGTTGCCGATATACTGACCCCAGTACAAGCCAATTAACATTTAACCAGCGGTGGCCTACGGGTACTGTTGCGTCTGATGCGATGGCTTATATTGTGGACGACCCGAATGCTGTATTTCAAGCACAAGCTGATGGTGCTGTTACTCAAACCGATTTAGGTAATAATACTTATTTGGCAGCAGTACAGTCCACCAGTACCGGAAGTACCATTAATGGTAATTCCACGAGTGCCTTGACTTCAACAACAGCAGTAACTTCTGGAATGGCTTTCCGCATCGTTGATTTTGTGGATGGGCCGGATTCAGCAATTGGTGATGCGTTTACGGATTTGTTAGTGAAGTTTAATCCAGACTCGCATTCTTATCTCAACAAGACTGGTATATAAGGAGCACGACTAATGGCTATATCAAGAGCGCAACTCCTTAAGGAACTCTTACCGGGTCTTAACGCCTTATTTGGGCTTGAATACGCTAAATATGGTGAAGAAGCGGCAGAAATTTTTGAAACTGAAAGTTCTGATCGTTCCTTTGAGGAAGAAACCAAACTGTCAGGCTTTGGTGCCGCCCCTGTTAAAAACGAGGGTGCTGCCATTGCGTATGACAACGCACAAGAAGCATGGACTGCCCGTTATAACCACGAGACAGTTTCTATGGGATTTTCAATAACTGAAGAAGCTATTGAAGACAACCT